ATGAATAGATTAATTGTTTTGGAATCGGAAAAAAGGAAAATGATATGTAAGCATTTTGGAGTTACTAATCAGAACCTGAGTCAAGCCCTGAAGTTTAAGCGCAACAGCCCTAATGCCATCCGCATGAGGGCTATGGCATTAGAAAACGGGGGTATGTTGTATGAGCACAAACCCTTAAATAAATAGTATATGAAAGCAAGGAAAGAAAAATCACAAAGCATCTTTACGGCAAAAGCGGAAAAGATTTTCTACACCGCTGTCGCTATATACGGCGTGGTGTTTTTAGGAATTCAACTAACAAGGCTTATAATTCAAAATTTATAAGTTATGAAAACAATTGAACAGCATGTAGAAGAGTTAAGGCAACAAATCAACGACCTCATTGGTGGGATTCAAGAGGTTGAAAAAGTGTTCGGTGTTGAAGTTCAACTGACCGACAGGTCTAAATCAGCTCAATCATTTGATGACAACAGACCTCGCTTAGAGCTAGTGGTTCGTAAGGTTGTAGAGTATTAAACGAGCTTTACATTAAGCTTATTTGCTAGTTTGAAAATAAGAGCTCCGATATTGTAATACTCCTGCGTTCCGACTACCACTCCACAATTAGAGCAGCAAATGCCATAAATTTTAAAACCGGCTTTTGATACGTTCATTTCTTCAAGTGTGAAGTTGCGATTTCCGCAAGATGGACATGTAGGTTGTGCCATAATACTGATTTTAATTGGTTTGCGCTGTAAAGTTAGTATTATTTTTTGAAAGACTGCCGGGAAAGACCGGTACCGGAGAGGGCTTGATCACCTGCTCCGGAACTAAAAGTTAAGAAATTTGAGTTATGTTAGAAACTATTGATAACAGGTTATGCATTCAGGCCAGCGCTCTTATTGAGTCGGGCATAATGTCAAAGTCAAACTATGACTACCATGTTCGTAGTGGTAACCTCGTGGTTCGCCAGCGCGCCTGTAAGGGTAGAGTTGCCATGGTTGATCTTTCGAGCATGCCGGAGCGTTTCAAACGACCGGTTTATAATCTCTGGAGAGAAGATATCGAATACTTTCAAACAGGACGCCTGCTTCAGAAGTATATTGAAGAGGATAACGAAGCAATGGCTTTCTTTACGAAATACGTAACGCCATCCGGAGGGCCTCTCAAGCCCGAACAGATCATCGAGTATTATAACAATGCAGTTGTTTTGAATGCAGTACAGGTTTTGCTCAACAAGCGCCGGTCATCCCGCAAGTCACTAAGCAACAACAAACGGGGCGGCACATGGGAAACCATGTCAAAAGAAGTTGGTGAAGTTGACCGCAAACTTTATCCTCATACACTACCTGAGAACCACCGCCGGCTACAGGAGAAATTCAATAATTACATCAAAAATGGGTACTCAGTTCTGATACACGGCAATTTTGCAAACAACAACGCTCGTATCGTGAATGAAAAGCTTGAGAGGTTAATCCTTTCGATTTTTTGCATGAAAAATAAGCCCTACGCCTCTTGGGTTTATGAGGACTATCACCGTTTTTTGGCAGGAGATATCATGATTGTAGATTTAGAAACTGGCGAGTTGTTCAACAGGGAAGACTTTTACGATCCCGACAAGTGCTGCTATAAGACAATATCAGAGGCTACTTGCAGAAACTATATCAATAATCCGAAAAACAAAGCTATTGTTGATCGTGTACGTTCAACATATCACCGGAATCAGTCAAATCGGCCACACTTTCACCGTCACGCTCCTGAGTTCGCGCTTTCAAAAATATCTCTTGACGACAGGGATTTACCGCGTAAAATGCACGACGGGAACCGCGTTAAGGCATATTATGCCTACGATGTAGCTTCCGGGTGCATTATAGGAGCTTCTTACTCAGTTAAGAAAGACACGTCGCTGTTTATTGACTGTCTTCGAGATATGTTCCGCTTTATTGATGCCCGCGGTTGGGGTCTCCCGCTAGAAATGGAAGTTGAGCACCACCTGGTTAGTCAATACGAAGATGACTTGATGAAAGCCGGTGTTGTCTTCCCATTGGTTCGTTGGTGTGCTCCAACAAACTCGCAGGAGAAACACGCCGAACACTTTAACCGCCGCAAGAAATACGGATTTGAAAAGAGATATCAGGCGGGCATTGGTCGTTGGTACGGAAAACTTGAAGCAAACCAAACAGGTGGCGAACGAATGTATGACGAGACAACCAATAAGTATATTATAAAAGAAAAAACGTACAGTTTTGAGGAGCTTGTTGCTGACGATCTGTTCACCATTAAGAAATATAATGACTCCAAGCATCGAAATCAGGATAAATATAAGGGTTTAACATGCATGCAGGTTCTAGAACAGAATCTGAACCCCAATCTTGCCACAATCAACCGCCCGCTATTGGTGAGATATATTGGTGAGTCGACCAAAACGAGTATCCAACGAAACATGTATGTTCAGGTGCAATATGCCGATTATCAGCTACCAAATCCACAGATACTCGGGAAACTTAAGCCAAACAACTACACGGTTAATGCTTACTACATGCCATCAGATAATATTGAACGTGTTTACCTGTATCAAAATGAAAACTATATCTGTGAAGCTACCAGGATAGAAACATTTAACACATCGAATGCAGAGTGGACGGACAAGGATACAGAAGCACAAACAAATCAGGCGAAATATATTGCACAATTCGATAGTATGGTTAAAGCAGGTGTTGGCTCCTTCTCCAAAGTTGGCATAATACCTAATTTGGAACATCTTGACTCTCTTGTGCCGGTTGTCGTGGAGTCGAAAGAAGAAGAGTCGGCACAGATATATTCAATCGATTATGATGATCCGGAATGGACAAAACAGAATGCTTTAGACAGCTTATAATAACCATAAAAACAATTTAAAACACCACATTATGATTAACGAAGAAATTAAAAAACAAATTGTTGAGGCTGCAAAGGATGCTCGTTCAACATTATATCACAGTCAGTCGAAAATGGCCATTGCCCTGGACGTTAATCCGGGAGTCCTTAACCGCTTGTTATCCGGAGAGACTGACAGAATTCTATCAGATGCAAAATGGGTAAGCATTGCCAGAAGACTTGGCGTAAACCTGACCGGGGAAAAGCCGTGGAAAACGGCACATACAACTTCGTATCAGCACATATATGCGCAGCTGGATGCATGTCAGGCACGTAACACCAGTGCACTGCTTTGCGATATGGCTGATATTGGTAAGACATACACGGCCCGCTGCTATGTTAAGGAGAATAAATTTGCCGTGTATATCGACTGTTCGCAGGTGAAGACAAAACAAAAGCTTATTCGTGAAATCGCAAAAGAATTCGGGGTTGGGAATACCGGTAAATATGCCGACGTGTACGGTGATTTGGTGTTTTACCTGCGCACGATTCCCAACCCCCTCATAATACTTGATGAGGCGGGCGACCTTGATTATCCGGCTTTCTTAGAGTTGAAAGCGCTTTGGAATGCGACCGAGGGGGCTTGTGGGTATTACATGATGGGAGCCGACGGATTGAAAGCTAAAATAGAAAGGGCGCTTAATGCACATAAGGTCGGCTACGCTGAACTATTCTCGCGATTTGGAAGCAGGTATCAAAGAGTATCTCCGGACGGCAAGGAAGCACTTGACGAATTTAAGAGAACACAGGTGGCACTGGTTGCAAAAGCTAACAGGGAGGACATTAACGTTCAGGAGCTGATCGGTAAGGTAAACGGAAGTCTGCGACGCGTGAAGATTGAGATATCAAAATTGAATTAATAACGCCTTTAAAACTGAATAATGGCGGTAAAACGGGCACTTACGGTACAGAATGTACTGGACAAAAAATACAAACTTTTTGACTTTGAGGATGAATGGTATGATGCTTTTTCAAATCCGGAAAGATCGGGAGTTTGGTTTATATGGGGTAACAGTGGTAACGGGAAGACTTCTTTCGTTCTTAAGCTAATTAAGTGTCTGGCCAAATTCGACAGAATTATATTCAATTCCTTAGAGGAGGGTGTCACACACACGCTTCAGAAGTCTTTTCTCGACCTTGGGATGAGGGAGGTGGGTGGTAAGCTATTGGTTGTTCAGGAGAATCATGAACAGTTGTTAGAAAGGTTGCGAGCAAAGAGGAGTCCTGGTATTGTGATCATTGACAGCTTTCAGTATTTCGGTTTGTCGTATAAACAATACATCAACTTTAAAGAAGCTATTCATGGAAAACTCATTGTATTTATTTCTCATGCCGAGGGCAAATTACCTGCAAGCCGTGCCGCACAATCAGTTGCATACGATGCTACACTGAAGATATGGGTCGAGGGTTATAAGGCAATTAGCAAGGGTCGTTATTTAGGACCAACCGGAGAATACATAATATGGCCAGAAAGGGCTGCAATTTACTGGGGTGAAAAAAAGAAATATTAACTAACACGGGATAAATGATATCAAAACAACAAAAGCGCAGAATGTACAAGCTTCACTACACTCTTAAGAAGAGAGGCCACAGGGTGATTGCCCGTAGTAGGCTTGTAATCAAAAAAGAAAGGACTCTGTCTGAAATAGAGCAAAAATGGATTTCGGAATTAATAAAATTTGGATACGGTGTCTGCGACGATCTATTCACCTAACAACTAAACACGGGATAATATGGCAACAACATTTATGGACAAACAAAAAAACACCTTGATCAAGAAGTTTCACACACTTCTATCGAAAGGACGCATTGGTAATGAACAAAAACTCGACTTGCTGTCTGCTTACGGGGTGGTGAGCTCTAAGGAACTGAATGTTTATGAGCTCACGGAGCTCTGTGGTATTCTCGACAAAATCGTTAACCCGGAAGCAATTGAGCTGGACAAACTGCGAAAAAGGCTCATTGCCTCTATTGCAGGTTACCGTCAGGCTATGGGTGCCACAACGAACATCGACGAGATTAAGGCAATTGCCTGTAGGGCGGCTGAAGTTAAGAACTTCAACCGGATTAGTGAGCAGCGCCTTCGCTCGCTGTACAACGCCTTTAACAAGATGCGCAAGGACCTTAAGAACGTGAAGGCGCTCACCGATGATAAGATTAAGGAACTTCAAATGCTGAATTGATATGACTATAACTAAAGAAAAACTAGCAAGTAAGCACCTGGAGATTGAACGCAACAACAGGCTGTTAAGACGGCTTGAAAAAATTGAAGACTGGTTGATGGACAATCCATTTAACCATCCTGAGTTTGAAAAAAAAGTGGAAGAACGCAATAACCTTTTAATACGAATTAAATGAAGAACATTATTGATGCAAAGCCGGGTTCCTATTTCCGGATTGAGGAGCGAATTTACAAAAGTATTGAGAAACCTGATAACAGTTGCACGGGTTGCTGTTTTTTCGGGAACATGGTACCCTGTACCGCGCCCGTTGTACGCTGTGATAACAGAGTTTTCAGGGATGTGACCTTTGACCCGGAAACACCACAGCTTTTGCCGGAGCCAAAAAAGAACCTTAATCCCGGAATTTTAGTAATGACGGTTTTGTTCTGGACGGCGATTTATTTCTTTGTAAAATCCATAATTTAAAATTTGATTATATGATGCAGAAATTTGATTTAAACAGCCTTAGCGCCGACGATCGCAAGGCGCTGATGGAAGAACTGGCAGCCGAGCAGAAAAAGGCCGAGGAGCTGGTAAAAACCAAGCGTGACGATTACAAAAAACTTGTTGATGAAATGGTTCGTGAATCGTTTGAGCCACTGGTTACGCTTTCGCAAACCATTAAGGATGCAAAAGACCTGGTGTTCTCGAACTTTGAAACGGTAATCGCCCTGAAGGCCGAGCTTTTTGGCGTTAAAGACTCGCAACAGAGCCACACATTCACCAGTGAAGACGGAACCATATCTATCAAGATGGGGCACCGTGTGGTAGAAAATTTCGATGATACGCTGTCGGCCGGTATCGAAAAAGTAAGAAACTACCTTAGCACACTGGCAAAGGACACAGAATCGGCAGCGCTGGTGGAAACCATTATGGATCTGTTGAAGAAAGATGCTAAAGGTAACCTGAAAGCATCGCGGGTGTTGGAGCTTCGCAAGTTGGCGAACCGTGTGCAGAATTCCGAGTTCAGCGATGGAATCCGGATTATCGAAGAGAGCTACAAGCCGGTAAAAAGCTGCCAGTTTATTGAGGTGAGGTTTAAAGACGATAAAGGGCGTGAGCAAACACTTCCGCTTTCAATTTCGGCATTTGATTAA